AAACCTATGATCTGAATCACCTTGATTAGTAATTTATATTGTACAGTTCATCAAATTACTATAAAATAACGTTCTTGACGTTGAGGAAGATCAATACAGCTTAAAACTGGTCTTGAACGGGTTTGAAACCTATTTAAAACGAGGTGTTGACAAGCTCAACTCTCACCTGTACTATGTGTGCTATACAGTACATACGTGAAAGGACATATATCATGACAGTAGCAATGATGATTTCGCTCGCACTGGCAGGCATAAGCTTCTGGGTGAGTGCAGCAGGTATCACCCTCAACCTCATAGGTCGGTTGTTCTACACTAGACTCAAACCGAAGCGCGGCATCCTCTTCTGGTTGACATCGTTCATCATGTTCGTGTCGATCTTCGCTTATTTCGCATACGCATCTAAGATGCATCTCGGTGACGGAGTCTGGTGGTGATATTCATTTTGCGCGGACCTACCTGTGTAGGTAAAGACATGTTTGCAGCTCAGCACTTCAAGAGCCATTGCGTGCTATCAAGTGACAAGTTCAGGCTGATGCTGTTTGACGACACCAGCAAGCAGAACTCAAGCGAGCTGATCTTTGATATGATGAAGGACACTCTCGAAAAGCGTCTGCGCTTCGGTACGAACTACACAGTCATCAACTCGACTAACTTGAAGTTTGCTGAATGCGCAGACTACCTTGCGTTGGCAAGCAAGTTCAAGCGTAAGGTGAAGTTCATCAGCTTTGATCCACCTGCATCCGACGTGCTCGTTGCGCGCTATAAACAACGGTGCCTTGAAACGGGCGCAAGTGAAGAAGTGATTGACATTGAAAAGCAGTGTCTGCGCTACCATTCTCTCATGCCGCGTTTCATTGAAGTTGCCAAAGATGATCCTCAGGCGGTAGACATCGTCAGGATCAACCAAGATTGGGAAATTATCGCATGACCTACAACCCTATGCAAGACCTGTTCTCAAAACATGTGATCGACCCTGAGCCTCACTGCGAATACTACGCCATTGGTGATGTTCATGGGTGCGAAGACGAATATGATGAGTTGATCGAGAAGTGCGAGTACGATGCTCGGCTTGAAGGTAGGTACGCACGTATCGTTCAACTAGGCGACATGATCGACCGAGGTCCGCACTTCGCGTCTCTTATCATGAATGACCCTGCACACTTCCGTATCATGGGTAACCACGAATACAACTTCGTCCTTGAGCACTACGGCTATAAGCAGAAGAGCTCGCTGGCCCGTAACAAGAACCACGACTCTCTTGCGCAGTTGCATGCAGCAGGTCAACAGTTGATCATTGACCTGCTGATGGAGCGTGAGTCGTACTACACAATCATCCTCGATGGCCAGGCGTTTGTGTTGAGCCATGCGCCTATCAAAGACGTTGAGCACGGCATTGGCTTCATCTACAAGAACGCACTCGGGAGCATTCCTAACTACTGTATGCGCTCGACGGCAGTTGATCTCGAACAACTTCGAGCTAATCATTCACGCACTACGTTCGTACACGGACATCAAAAATGGAACTACCATGACATTGAAACACAAGTTACAGAGCAGAGCGGTTATGATGTTGTTTCGTATAACATCGATGCCGGTTGCGTTTATGGAGGTGATCTCGTCGCTTTGCGGTTACGCGATAGTCGTGTGCTTAAAGTAGCGTCTAAAATAAACGTTGACAAGTAATAACAACCCTGTACACTGCGCACCTCACACAAGTTACAAACAACTAAACCCTTGGAGTAATTGAAATATGAGCAACACTAACGAAGTTCGTCTGAGCAAAGAAACTGTTGATATCCTGAAAGGGTTGTACGCCATCAACCAAACACTGAAGATCGTCGCCGGCAAACGTGAAATCCGCAGTGTCAACGACACCAAGACCATCGCGTTCCAGGCACCGATCGTTGAAGAGTTCCCGCGCAACTTCTGCATCTACGATGTTCGCGAATTCATCAACGTTGTAGGTATCATCAGCAGCCCGGTACTAGACTTCACTGATGCCAAGTTTGTGATCGTCAAGTCCGAAGACGGCGGCCAGAAGTTGAAGTACATGGATGGTGCGGAAAACCTCATCAACTCCTACTTCGAACGTGACTTCGTCCTGCCAAGCAATGACCTGAAGGTGAGTGTTACTGCACAGCAACTGAAAGCTGTAATGAACGCCGCAACTACGCTGAAGCTGGAATACGTCGGCTTCAAGTCTGCGGGTGACAAGGTTGTCCTGAGCGCTTTCGATCGCAACAACGGTTCGGGCGATGACACCAACGGCTTCTCGATTGAAGTGGGCGACACTGAACACACCTTCGACATGTTCTACAAGACCGACGCGTTGGCTGTACTTGATGGTGAGTGCACCTTCGAAATCAGCGGTAAGAAGATCTCCAAAGTCACCAATGGTGGTAAAACCTTCTGGATGGCACTTGACGCCAACAGCTCCAGCGCATTCCCAGCTGTCAAGGCAGTGGCCGCCGTTGTAGCTGACGAAGAGTCTGAGCTCGACAGCGACGAAGAGTAACACGCAATAACCGGCGCGGTTCAGATCGCGCCTCGTAACACTAGATCAATTGAAGTGAGGAGTAACAATGTCAATCCAATGTAACATGCAAGAGCCGCTGTTCGTAGAACGGTATCGTCCGCAACGAATCGCTGACTGCATCCTGCCCAAGAAGCTCAAGACCCAGTTCGAAGACATTATCAAGGGCGGACGTATTCCTAACTTGCTGCTGTGCGGTACAGCGGGTACAGGTAAGACTACTGTTGCCAAAGCGCTGTGCAACGAGCTGGGCGTCGACTGGATCATTATCAACGCATCTGAAGACAACGGCATTGACCTGATCCGCAACAAGATCAAGGACTTTGCGTCGACTGTAAGCTTCTCTGACGCGGGTAAGTGCGTTATCCTCGACGAAGCTGATGCACTGACCCCGGCAGCCCAAAGCGCCTTACGTGGCGGCTTAGAGAGCTACTCTCAGACGTGCTCGTTTATCTTCACTGCGAACTTCCCGAGCAAAATCATCGATCCTTTACACTCACGTACAGTGCGTGTTGACTACGATATTCCGAAAGCTGAGCAGCCTGGCATCCAAGCCGCGTTCTTCCAGCGCGTTTGTGTTATACTGGCAAACGAGAATATCAAGTTCGACCAGATGGCTGTTGCGACACTGATCCAAAAGTTCTTTCCTGACAATCGTCGCATCCTGGGCCAGCTTCAGCAATATGGCCGTGGCGGTGAGATCGACGCAGGCATCCTGAACGACCTGCAAGAAGTCAGCATTGATGGCTTGATCAAGTCCATGAAGTCGAAGAAGTTTGGTGAAGTGCGCCAGTGGTGTGCAGAAAACTCAAACAACGATCTCGGAGTCATGTATACTAAGCTCTATCGTGCGTTGAAAGACAACGTCGAGCCTGCTTCGATCCCTGAAGCTATCTTGATCCTCGAGGACTCGCAACGGTACCACACGATTGTGCCTGACCTAGAGTTGCACGTTGCTGCAATGTGCGTGTCACTCATGAGCAGTGTGACATTCAAATGATTGATCTGAACGGTCAAGCCGTAGAGGTTAAGGAAGAGGAGCCAGAGTTCAAGCGTACCAAGATTGCCCTGTTCGATTGGTTAAACGATCTGAACCAAGACAAGAAGTACTTGTTCCGCGACGACACTGCTACTGACTTCGCTTCGTTCATGATCAACCGAGGCATGTCACAAAACGTTGAAACGATCATGTTTGCCAATGAACTAAACAAGCATTGTCAGCTCACCAAAGAGCAAGTACATGATTTTTACTTCTACTTACTACCACGCAAGAAGCGCTTCGCCAAGTGGGCTAAGCAAAGTGGAGATGACAAAGAAGAACTCGATCTGATTATCAAGCATTACGGCGTCAACCGTCTGCGAGCGATGGAGTATTTGAAGTTGTTGACACCTGAAGATTTGCAGACAATTAAAGCAGCATATGACGTTGGAGGTCGCAGTAATGATAAGCCCCGTGGACGTACTAAACGGAATGGTTGAAGTTGAACTCCTTGGCGAAGAAGGTTTTCGCAAGGTCAAAGAGACTCTGACCCGCATTGGCCTCGCAAGCCGTACCGAAAAAGTGTTGACGCAGTCAGCGCACATCCTGCATCGCCAGGGTCGGTACTACATCTGTCACTTCAAGGAGCTGTTAGCCCTGGATGGTCTGCGCACAGACCTCAGTGAAAGCGACATCGCCCGTCGTAACCGCATCGTTCAGATGTTGGCCGAGTGGGGCCTTGTCAAAGTGTTTGACGCAACAATGCTTGAGCCGATGGGTTCGCCTAACGTGGTCAAGGTAATCAAGTACGCGGACAAAGACGAATGGGATCTTCGTACCAAGTACACTATAGGGATTAGGCACAAAGAAGCAGCCTGATCTAACCTCGTATCAACCAAAAGAGAGCGTCTAACATGAGTGAAGCAGTACAGCAACAACTGAGCCCTGAGCAAGAACAAACTTTGGCGATGTACGTTACTGTGGCGCAAGTTGCGCACCAGGTTAACCGTGCTTACTGTCTGTCTATCGGTGACGATACTGTAGTCGAATGGAGCCAGGCACCTGAGTGGCAAGTACAATCAGCCTTGGACGGTGTAGCCTTTCACTTTGCCAACCCTGGTTGCACCCCAGAGCAGTCGCACAAGAACTGGATGGCCCAGAAGACCCGCGATGGTTGGGTGTTTGGCAAGGTGAAGAACCCTGAGATCAAGATGCATCCGTGCATGGTGCCTTACGATCAACTGCCGCAAGAGCAACGGTCGAAAGACTACCTGTTCAAAGCGATCTGCGAAGAGTTTGCAGTGATCTTCGGCCTGCGCGAGGTACTCGAGTCTCCTGCTGAAGAAGAAGCTGTTTAAACCAATGGTGATGTGGGCTCTTGGTGAGCCCTTTCACAAACTGTGAGGTGTGAGTAATGCTTTCATCATGTCATGAACGTCGGTTTGCATGTAACTATCAACTCGGCGATGAACTGATCATGTCAGTGCAATACGGAAACCTATTCATTGGTACTGTGGTTAAAGGCCATGGCTCTGGTGAACATGATGTGCAACTCAGCAAAGAACAGGTTCACGAGCTAATCGCTGAACTGACTGAAGCTGTTAATGAACGAATGATCGATGAAGTGGAAACTACAGAATGCAACTGAACAAGAAACAGAGCTACGCCTTCACCCAGATCATGATGGGTCACAACATCTTCATCAGTGGTCCTGGTGGGGTAGGTAAGTCGGTCCTGGTTGGTAGGATCCGTGATATGTGTGACGACGATACTGTCTTCCTGGCACCTACCGGCATTGCTGCACAGAACATCAAGGGTTCTACCATCCACCGCACGTTCCGCTTGAGCCTGGGCTACCTCGACCAAGCACGCCGCAACAACGTCAACGACAAGGTCAAAGAGCTGTTCGCTGATGACTCGATCAAGCGTATCGTAATCGACGAAATCTCGATGGTGCGCGCTGACACCTTCATGGCTGTTGATGCTGCTCTGCGTCGTGCTAAGCGCAAGAACAAACCCTTCGGCGGTCTGCAAGTGATCGTGGTGGGTGACTTCTTCCAGCTGTCGCCTGTGCTCAACACCAACTCGACGGAAGGTGAGTACTTCCTGAAAGAGTTCAGCAGCCCGTTTGCATTCGATACTGATGCTTGGCGTGACGCAGGGTTTCAGACCATCGAGCTTGACGAGATCATGCGCCAGTCGGATGCTACGTTCATCAACGCGCTGAACAGCATTCGCACTCGCGACGAAAACTTCGAAGCCAGCCTGGAGTTCTTGAATGAACAAGGCATGATGAAAGACGACCTCGCAGAAGACATGTTGTTCCTGTGTTCGACCAACCGTGAAGCGGATACGGTCAACAAACACAACTATGACGACCTGCTGGGTGAAGAGCGTGTGTACGTAGGCAAGAAGAAGGGTCCGTTCAAAGACCTGCCGGTGCCTGAATGCTTGTCGCTGAAAGAGGGTTGCAAAATCCTGATCTGTGCCAACTGCCCTGAGGGTAGCTACTTCAACGGCCAGACCGGCCATGTTGTCAAGATGTTCAATGACAGCATCAGCGTAGAGCTCGAGACAGGTGAAACCATCCTGGTCAAAGAGTTCAAGTGGACGGAGTATGAATACTTCAACGGTCCTGACGGCATGGGCATCAAGCCTGTAGCTGACTACCAGCAGTTCCCGGTGAAGCTCGGCTATGCATGTACTGTTCACAAATCACAGGGACTCAGCTTGTCTCAGGCGGCACTGTACACAGGCAACGGCTTCTTTGCCCACGGCCAAGGCTACGTTGCATTCAGCCGTCTGCGTTCGCTCGCTGGCTTGTACGTGCTGAAAGAGATCGCTCGCAAGGACATCATCGTTGACCGCCGGGTTACCGAGTTCTACGAGAACAACAAATTCGCCAACTTGATGAACATGTGAGGTAATTGATATGTGGAAGTGGCTTGCGTACACAAGACGGTTTTCATACGTTGAAATAGTGTTCTTTATTATCTCTGCGAAAGCTATGAGAGAAGATAATTGGGAAGCCTGGGGTGTTATTGTAGTTGTTTGGTTAGTTGCAATGGTCTCAACTGACATGTACTTTGACAAAAAGAACAAAGACTAACCAACAAACACCGCTGTCAAAGGCGGTGTTTTGC